TTAAGTTTCTTCGAGTTCTTTTTTAAGTAGCTCTTCTTCTTTTTGCTGTTCGGTAATTTCTCTATTGTAGTCGTCAATAAGGTTCTGCGGTAATTCCCTTTTGTAAAGAACTAAAAGCTCGTTACGGTCAAGACAAGAACGCAAATCTTCTTCGCGAACTATACGCTCACAGTCAAAATAACCGTTTAGGAAGCGCCAAAGCGTTAAGCCTATATCTAATATACCGTTAAGAATTACGGTAAATACCGTTACAATGCGAGCTTCAAGCAATGCTTCGTCAATAGACAACGCAAAAGAACCCGCAACAAGTGTGAGAACAATCGTAAAAATTATGCTCGAACCGATCGCGCGCGCCGCGTTGCGTTTTACGTTTGAACGAGTTTTATAGAACTTATATCCTAAACCGTTTTCAACTATCAAATTGAAGTCGGTATCTTTAATAATATAATAGTTTACGTTGAGCGAGTTTTTGTTCTTTTCAATATAGTCGTCCGAAATCAACGCTTCAAGGTCAGCACGTTTCTTGCAATACAAGTCCGCTTTCGCTTTTACCTTGTCTCTTTTTTTAGGCTTAAAACGTTCAAAATAGTCTTCTTTCTTATCATTATAATATAATAAGAAAAAATCGGGGACTTTTTTGTTTAGTTTTTCTAATCTACCATTGATTAACGCTTTCCACGCATTGATTTTAACAATTATGTTTGTTCGGCAAATAAAGTCGTTGAACCTTGAACCGTCTATTTCCTTTAACAATATAAGCTTACGGTTTTTCTGCAAGGCTATACGAAGCTCGGCGCTGGCGCTCTTTGCTTTTGGCAAACCGATTCTAACACCGAGAACCGCCGCCAATATATAAGCACCGATACGGCAAGCAGCGTGATACCAATAAGACGGTTGCATAAACTTGTCTGACTTTTTTAATATAAAGATATCAAAAGCCCCAAGCGCAAAACATATAAAGACAAGCAAAAGGTAATCAACCCAATGCGCCCTAAAATACGCCGTGGTGGCGTTTGTCGCCTTTTTTGCCTTTGCTACGGGCGGCGGGGTAAATTGCACCGGCGGCAAGTTTGGAATATTACCCATACTTATTCACCCCCACCGTCATTAGACGCAAAAAAGTTATACCCGTATGCTTCGCGCCACGCTTCTTTTTGTGAAAGCGCAACGCCCTTGTTTATTATCTTTTCTCCGTCAATGGTTTTATATGAGTGTTGCGAATAAACGTCGGCAACGACGGAAACGGCGCTACTGGCCACTCCCGCCGCGCTTGATACTATACCGATAAGCGATAAATAGGACGCTAAAAATTCCGCAAATAAACCTATAACCAAAAGAACGATACTAACGGAAATTATCGGCTGTTTTTTGAAAAAGGAAGCTACAAATTCCTTAAACATTAGCACGCAAAGAATAAGAACTATAATTCCCCAAAAACCAAACACCCCGCCTTGTGAAGAAAACGCATCGTGTTTAGTTATAAACAGCACCGTCATAGGTATAACATAAATAAGGAACGTATAAAGTTTGTAAAGTCGGCACATACCGCTGTTTGTTAATTTCATATTACACCACCCCTAAATCGCTGATAATTTTTTCCGCTTCTTCCCCTTTAACTTCTCTAATGTAAGATTTCATCCTTTCGATTTGCGCCGCTTGTTCTTCAAGCGTTGATTTTTCGGGCGCTTCCGCAAGCAATGCAACAACTTCGGGTTTTGACGCCCACGCTTGACGCGCTGCCTCAATTAACGCCTTGATTTGCGCATACTCGGTTTCAATGGTTGCTTTAATTGAAGCAAACACTTTCAAATTAGAGCTAAACTCTTTCTTAAATTCGGTCATTGCCTTTTCAATATAATCGCCAAACAATTCAGTAATTGCTTTTTTTAGTGCAACCGAATCTGTCGAACTTAATAATGTCAAAAGGTTATTTTTTTCTTGTTGTAAGGTTTGGGCGTATGCTTCCATTTTCGCCGCCTTGCTTTTATTTTTAATAAACGGTCCTATTAAAATCGCACCCACAACACCTAAATCAGTAATAGCCGCAATCAACCACGGTAAAATTTTATTTTTGAAAAAATTATCTTCCCCGGTTAAAGAATTAACTTTTGCGAGCAAATCTGACAGCATTTGTTCAACTTCTTCTGGGGTAAGTTCTTCGACGTTAATGTCTTCGGTTATTTCCGTTTCGGTAGCGGGAACTTCTTCCGCAAAAGCCGTTACGGTCGTTCCTACACAAAGCGCACAAAGCAACGTAAGTGCAAGCACTAAAAATAAAATTCTTTTTTTCATTTCGATTTCTCCTTATATAATTTCTTGGTATCTTTCAACCTTTTTTAACCTATCGTCAAAAGCTGTTAAGCAATCAACAAGTTTAAGCCCTTCGGGCGTTTGGGTTATATCTATCGGGAAGATTTCCCAACGTTTAACCACCTTACCACCGACATACATTTCTACCTTGCCAAACAAGCGCCCCGCAAACATAAATTTTTCAGGGATTTCAAAAACCTTTTTAAAATCATAAACGCCGTTAATATCTCCATTATTCAGAGTAATTTTAGCGGCGTTTAGTTCGTATTCAGTTTCAAAGTTAATAACAACGTTGTCGGTTTCTTTTGTGGTAAACGGCTCGGCGAGTCTAACGCCGTTTTCTTTTGGTAGTTTAATTTTTATTTCCATTTTTTAACTCCTTATCAAGCAGTTTATTCCAATCTTTGCAAGGTTTATCGCAAGGCTTTTTGCCCGTTAAAATTCTGCAACGTTGGCAAATATTATCAATCGTTGTCTTTGACGATTTCATTATACTGCCCCTGCGTTATCCAACCTTTTTCAACCGCGTCAGCAACTTGGCTTTTAGACCAAAGCCCGCAATCGTAATAGTCTTTTACTCTTTCAAACTTATTCGCCGTCATTTTTATTTTCCCCCTTATCAACGTCGATTCCCGCCATCATAGCGATATAATCGGATTTTGCTGCTTGCTCTTTAACGTCGGCTTTTATAGCCTTGTTTTCGCGCAATGCTCTTTTTAACTGTTCGTCTTTACTAATATGTTTCATATCTATATTCTCCCATAATTTTTTATAAAACTTATCCATTTTAAGGACTGTGTTGTGGGTATTTCTCCGCATAACTGGTCGTCGTTTTCTTCGATTTTTGCCATAACGTCGCCCGGAAACGTGTGCTTTAAAACTCTTATAGCAATCGTCAACTTGTTCTTTTGTCATAATTCCCGCTTTCACTCTTTCAACTTGCTTTTTAAGTTTGCGCCTTTCGTGTGAAATTTTAGCGGGAAGAACCCGAACGACCACCTTTCCCGTTGCTGTTAGTTTATAACTGAACCCCAAAAAGTGAATAGGTTGGGTTATATCGTTTACTTGCGACTTTTTCTTGTTAAGCGTTAAACCTATCGCTTCAACCATTTCTCTGATTTTCTTCTTACACTCTTTCAAATATTCCTTGTCTGGGTGTATTAAAATAAAATCGTCCATATATCTAACGTAGGTTTTTATATGTAGTTTTTCTTTTATGTAATGGTCAATATCGTCCATTACGGCAAGCTGTATAAGTTGCGATACTTGCGAACCCAAGCCGATACCAATAGGCTCGCCGTGACCAAAGGAATCTACAATACGAAAAAGCTCACCAACTACCCACTTGTCGGCAACCCTTTTTTCGATTGCTTCCTTTGCTACGCTATGCAACGTGCTACCGAAATAATTTTTAAGGTCGCATTTTAAAACCCCGCCCGTTAAACCATACTGGCGAAAATGAACTTGCAAATGCCTTTTAAGTCTTCGGCGCGCAAATTCTGTTCCCTTACCTTTTAAGCAAGCGCAGTTATCGTAAATAAACCCTTTTGTTATTTCTTTCGATACATAGTTATCGCATAAACTTCTTTGAAAAACGCGATCGGCTATTCGCGTTGATTGTATATGCCGTTCTTTCGGCTCGTAAATGATAAATTCCGAATAAGGCGAAATTTTATACTTGTCATTATCTAAACGTTCCTTTAACTTGTAAATGTTTATAAGGCTATTATTCAAATGCCCAGCAACACTATCTTTCCATTGAGTATTGCGTTTGCAAATTTGAAGTGCGTTGTAAAGATTTTTAAAATCACAAATTGTTTCTCTTATATCCATAAAAAAATTTGTTGGTCGGCGCTGATAGTGATAATTAACGAGTAAATCACGTCGCCGCTCTTACTTTTGCCCCGCAGGGACGGGATAGCGGTTCCTTGCATAATTCTCTTGCGAGAACTACCCAATCGGGGACGACGCCGTTGTTGTTGTTGGCATTGTTGTTGTTCAATTCACCCGAAGTATTGACATTGCGCACATTACCGGCGTTAGTCGAATACGGCGTCGGACAACCGCTAACCCATTAACTTTTTAATTCGGCGTTGCGCCTATCCATTAGCAAGTCTTGAATTTCTTTGACTAAACCCGTCCAATAATTCATTACCCTACTCGGTATATCGCACAACACCATTGCTTTTTCCATATCTTTTAGCAACGCGGCGGTTTCCGCAACCGCCTTGCTCCAAAATTCCCTACGCAAATTAAAATCTTCTTGCGTTTTTACAAACACCTTATTTGCCCGCGCTGCATAATTTTCTATCGCCCGCGTTTCGCGGTAAATATCTTTCGCAAGGTCGGGCTTGACGTTATTAGGCTTTTTCTTGCCGTTTTCGATAACAAAATCGTCAACAGGGAAATACTTTTTATTGTTAACAAGCGTTTGCGTGTAGTCGCAAAGTTGTCTTAATTTGGTAAAAACAAGTAAGTGACCTTGACCACGTTTACTTTTAGGAACTGACATAGTTTCTCCTTATTCTTCGCCCCTAACGGCGCGAATTTGTTTTATTTAGCCGTTTGTAATAGTCTGTTTACTGCATATACAGCAAGCGGGGACGACGCCGTCGTTGCTGAGGGCAATGTAGTGGCTCAATGCACCCGAAGGATTGACACTGCGCACATGACCGGCGTAAGTCGAATACGGCGTTCTCATCCACCAATAAGACGGCGTGTTGTTCCAATATTTTATACGGTCAGCGTTCTCTGCACCTTTCCAATATTCTAATTGCTCGCCCTCTGACACGCCGCTAAATTCGTCTGAACCGAAAATATCTTTTCTTGATTGCAAGAAAATCTTATCAAGGGTAATATCAAAAGTAGCACCGTCAACTTTGTCAACTTGGTGTAAAGCCGTTTTAACTTCGACCTCACCGAGCGCCTTAACAAAATCGGGGTCCATACCGTATAAGAAGCCCGCAAGTTTTGCGCCGCTTGGAACTCTATCAAATACAGTCGCAGGTTTCCACCAATTACTAACTGCAGAAGAACCCGAAGCAACAGCGGGCGCGTCGGAATTAAGCCATTGTCTATAAACACTATCACGCCAACGGTTCGTGCCGTATGCTTGCCTACCGCAAACGTTTCTTTTGCCTTTGTAGGTTGTTCCCCCAACAACGATAGACGCGTCTTCTTCGTAATACGCACGGTTGTTGTCGGCGAAAGTTCCAAGGTCAATACAATCGGAGCCGTCCCACAACGCTGTTGCGATGCCCGACTCGACTTCCGCCCTTTCGGGTTGAACACCGTAAGTTGCAAAAGTGCCGCTTACTACTCTGTCTTTCGAAAGAGATGCGTCGTAAACACCTATTTTCGAGTGTCTAAAACCACCGCCAGCGGGAATTGCTTTTGTGAGTGTAAACATATAGGTCCCGTCTTCTGCGGTTGAGCCGTTAAACGCGCCGTGGTCTAACGTAAGTTTATATTTGCCAGCGGGTAAGCCATCTTGCGCATAATAAAGCAACTGCGAAGCTGAAAACTGAATAGAACCGTAAGTCACTATATCGTGCATACCAAGAACGATACAATTTTTAATCGTTGATTTTGGGTTATACTTGTCAAAATCAAGAATATCGAACGGTAAAACCGAAGTAGTTATCGTGATTGCGATTTTATCGTTTTCGGCGGGTGTTCCCGTTGTGGTAATACCATATTCGGCAAGCGATACCGCGTCGAAATCGTTAGTGTGCCAAGCCGCGCCGTTGAACGTTAATTCAAACACGCCACTTTTCACTATGCCAAGTTTTTCTATAAATTTTGGCATATCAACAGTAGCTGCTGTTATTCCCGAACTGTTGCCAACGGTAGCGGTAATGCTTTTAACCTTTTCGGTTTCAAACTGGTCGCCAACGCTGAACAACGTCGAAGCAATGCCTTCGCGGACGTATTCGCTAACTTGCGCAAACGTCGTTATGTCTGCGCCGTTAACATAGCCCGTTAGGCGAGAAAGGTTTTTGTTTAGAATTTCCATTTGAGTTCTAAACGTTTCGTCTGTTAAAAGTTTGTGAGGCATTTTATTTCTCCTTTAATCTTTACCGTAAACGAAGCCGTCATCCCCGACAAAAAACGGTAAGGCGTCAATCGCTTCGGTTCTTTCCTTTTTTTCGTTAGCGATACTCTCGCTTAATTCTTCAACAGCGGTTTGTCTTGCTGTTTTTTCTGCTTCTATACCGCTTTTAAGTTCGGCGTTTGCTTTTACTCGCGCAAGAGATTCCGTTGTTAATTTGGTTTCGATTACCTTGTCGGCGGCTTTTCTTGCGGCGATTTCGGCGTCTAATTGCTCGGTGGTTGCAAGCCCCCTTACTATTGAGCCGATAGGCGCAGTTGCGGTATTTCCGTTAGTTAACGTAAAAATTAAGTTTTCTCCCGATTCGTCAACCTTGATATTGACTACCGAGCTTTCAACGGGGAAGTTGATTTTATGCGAACTTAAAATTTTGCCGTCTTGCGACATAAGAGAGAATCGACAAGTTTTACTTTCGCCGTCCGCCGTAACAACCAACGAGTGAGCAAGCTCCGACGTCAAACGGTCTGCAAGAATTTGCATTATTCCATTAAGTTCACCAAACAACTCGCGCACTAATTCGTCAGTAACGATTTTTAATTTTCCCATAACTATTCACCCCCTACTTGATTAGCGTAAACGTTCCCGTCATCGTCAGCGGTAAAATATACCAACGTTCTTTTGTCGAGTTCGTTTATACTTTCTTGTAATTTCTCGTCTGCGCCCGTCCTTGCCGTTTTCTCGGCTGTTATTGCTTCGTTCAACACTTTGCCTTGTCGGGCGCTTAAAACCTTTCCAAACTCGTCGCTTTCAAGGTTGTCTATAATGTCGGTATAGTTGACCTTTTCAACGATTAAGTTTATTAAGCCGTTAATACTTCTTTGCTGTTCGACGTTCTTGATTTGATATTCTTCAAAAATATCTTTGAACTCGCCCGCCGAACCTATAAAGGTCCTAATATAAATCTTGCCGATTGTCGTGATAAACGCTTCCGTAAAAACGTCGCCCATTTTATTAACGAGTAAAATTCCGTCCCTACTGTTTGTCACCCTATCGTATGAACTGCCTTTATTGAGAACCGACGGCACAATATCGACAACGTCGTGCGTAAAATTAAAATACAGCGCTGGGGCGGTCTTTGCTCCGTCGGCGCTGTATATAACCGTGTCGGGTAATGCGTTTGCATTGTATTTTCTAAACGCTTGTGCTGATAAGGGGGTGATAAACTGTAAAACAATTTCGTTATAGTTTTCGCTTGAAATATTAAGCGGTTGCGCTATCTTTCCGTTATCAACTATAAACGATGCTTCGTCTGATGGATATTCGGGGCGATTTTCTTCGGCTATGGTTGTATCGTGCCAACGAACTACAACCGTTGCTATTCCCGCGACTGCCGTGTCCCACGCTTGCAACGTGTAATAATACTTGTCTTCGGCGTCAATTTTTATCATTGAATACCACCCCGACTGTTCGCCGTCTGGTCGGGTAATACAAAGTTGAACCGCCATATTGTCGGCAAGTATCTGCCCGGTGTCAATAGGCGACTCGTTTTCGTTCCACTCAACGTAAATGCGTCGTGATAAGTCTTGCCCGCGCCTTACTCTTTCGCCGCGTAGCAATTCGACACTTCCGTCTGAACTTAATACAATTCTCATTTTTTTTGCTCCTTTGAAAATTTGATATAAAAAAAGGAACTTGCTTTTTCGCAAATTCCTTTTCTATCCTATAATAATTATTTAGTTGTTGTTTTGTTGTGGTGGTTTTTGGTTTTTAATCTTACGAATTTCGTTAGCAAAGCAACTTGCCCCTATGCCGAAAACAATCGTCAAAATTATTTCAAGAACTATTTCGCGCCTTGCTTCATAGCATACGTATTCAATATGTCCGCCTTGAATTTCAAAAGAAAGAACAAACGCATTCTTTAACGAACCTTGTTTAGTAATTCGGTCTGCGCTTGTTGTTGAGCCATATAAGCAGCCGTTGTCAACATATCCTATATAATATCGAATATTCTCACCGTTTTTGTTTCTAAACTCCGCAATTCCGCCATTATGCAAAATAAATTCATAGGGGTAATCTATTGCCGCTTTATTTTCGTATGACTTATCGTAAAAAAACGGTGTCGTCGCTGTTTTTACAAGAAAAAACAAAGACAATGCCACCCCAAAAGCAAAAACACCAAAGAAAAAACGATACAAATTATAGCGCGTCATTAAAATTTTCTCCTAAACATTAGGTATATCGGCGGCAATGTTTCGCCGTCGTGAACTTTCTTTTCGATATATAAACAAAGTCGATTATTGTTGTCTATAATACCATATCCTTCGCCTATTGTCAAGCCCGTGGGCGTCTCTGCAATATAAGGAACAACACCACCGCTCGTAGAACCATTTTTCTTTGCCGTTGCAGAGTTAATTCTTATGTGCCTTGTTTTTGTTGAATAACTTATCGTAGGCATAACGTGTCCAATAATTGAGCCGCTATAATATTCGTCAAATTTGTTTTGTTTTTTAGTGAACACAACATAGCGATATGTATTACTATTATTACTTGCAAACGGAATACTTTCTATAAACCCCTTAAATATTTCTATCTTTGGGTTTGCCGTAACGAAGTTCAGTTGAGCCGTAACGGAAAGTTGTTCCCTACTATCTTTATCTATTATGTAGCCATAACCATCTCCCGTAAAAGAACCGAAGTAATTATCGGCAACAACAGACTGCTTTGACAAATCAATTTTGTATAGCTGTTTTCCATTTACTTTTGAACCGTTTTCATAAATTGAAACCGTGTCAGCAAGCTCAAAAATCATATTGCTAAAACGACCGTATTCATTGCCATATTCGATATATTGTTCAAGGGCGTATGTATTAACCCCGCCATAAGCCGAAGCATTGACCGCGTAGGTGGCTGCGCTATAATTGTCGTCCATTTTGAATTGACACACAATAGCCCTACCAAAAGAAAAGCAGCAAACCGGCAAAACAAAATCGTGGTGTATCGAGTTTCCGTCTTTATCTGCACTTTCGGTTGAACAAATAGCGCAACTCATTAAAGAATAATCATAGCCCGTATCGTTCGCCAATTTGGCTGATATAGCCGCCAAGGTAGAAACAGTAGCGAAAGAAACGTGTTTTAATTCTTCTTCGACTTTTGCTTGATATTCAGCATAGTTTGAATTTGAATAAATTTTATCAACGTCGAGCCTTGTATCAACAATACAAAATTCTTCTATATCGACATTTCTTTTAATGCTTTCTTTTTCACTAATTTCAAACTGCCTTACTGCTCTTTGAACTTCAACGTCTGCAAAAAGCTCGTTATAATGTCTTGACCACGTTGTTGTGGCTTTAATAGGCGCATTATAGGAAAGCTCCCTACTAACTTGGAAAGCGTAATAGTCTTTTATGTGCCATTGCCCACACTTTGGAACTTCTGACAAAGAGTTAAAATATTGCGTTCTTGATAATTTGATATTTCCCGTTTTTAATAGCGCTGCGTTCATTGCTTCGCCGTATCTATTAACGTCTAATTCGTTTGATTGTTGATTATAAAACAGCGTTGATTTTTCTGCATCTTTTTTTATAAGGGTTTTATATTGACGCGCTTTGAAATTGACAAAAGGAATATATTTAATTCTAACTTCTATATCCTTTAAGTTACCGCTAAAATTAGGCAAACCACTCCATTGTATTATAGTTATTAATGCCTGTTGCATATCCAAATCACCAACAAAAGAAGCGCTTTTACTTTCAAGTGTTAAACCTCTAATATTCGTTTGCCCTTCTTCATAGTATAGGTAGTGCGTTTTCATATTTGAATAGTCAGACTTGTCGTATTCCGATTTCAAATTGTATATCGCTTTTTCGACAACCCTACCTGTAATATCAAGTATGTTTGAATCGTCCCCATTTACTCTTAATTCAACTTTTTTTATGGCTCTTATGGGTTCTCTTGTCTTGAATATACACTCGTTATCCGATATTTCAAAAATCGCGCTTTCGGTCCTTGTTGATAAAAATCCGTTTTCAAATGGTTCAATTAATGTAAACCCGTTGTCGTAGTTCGTTACTGTTGCGTTTTGTATATGACTAATAAAGTCGCTCGCGTATTCTTCCGACGGGTTTTCAAGGTCTATAAGAGAATAATTGCTGCCTACAAATTTGTTGTTTTTTTCGTAAAACACACCCGCGAAGGCGCTTTCTTTCTGTCCTAAAAGGTCAAAGGTTATAACGTTCCAATTTGACCAGTCGTCTTTAACGTCAATCAATTTACCGTCTTTGTCTGTTTCTTGCCCGTCAACTACTTGTGGAATTAAGCGCGGAACGCCGTGAATATGCTTTCCGATTTGCGTTAGTGCTTCAAATAACGAGCATTGCGTCAATGAAAATTCAGGGCTCGGAGTATTTTGTAAATAATAAGCCATATTCGCGTCAAACACAAATTCGGGTTCGTCTAAACCCGCTGCGCGAGTTTGACCAACAGACAATAATCTATCAACAACTTCTTTAATAGTATATTCATGTTTAGCGTGTGCTTCATTTTGAATTGCAAGCAATTTCCACGTTGCTGTGTATTTGAATAATGTCCCACCGGGCGCAGTTAATACGCCTTGAATATCAAGTCTATAAACTTGTGTAAATGTATAATAGCCTGCTTTTGAAAAAGTATATGTTCCGTTTGTGCTTAAATTCACCTTGTTCCCGTCTGGTTCAATTACATAATATTCTTTAAGCGGAACGTCCTCGGTCATATTTGCCCAATCTAATCCCAACCAATCAAGAATACCCGGAAGAAAGCCGTTTTGCCTAAACTTTCCTTCAACTTTTAAATAAACAGCGGTTGATATTTCATATTTGCCAGTGTCCGCGTCTAATAGAACGTTTGGTCCCATAAACCGCTTATCGCTTGCGTATTCGTGTCTATAAAACCCTATTGGGATATAACTATCGTAGGTGTATGATTCAGTATATGCGTCATAATAAGCATTGTAATTAACCACGTGCATTTCTTTTTCACTATCGAAATCGACTTCGTGTTTAGCAACGCCGTAGTTGTGCGGTAAAAAATTAGTAAATGAAAGATTATCAACAACGCGCCTTTCTAAAATTTTAGTTATTTCTATCAAAGAAACGGTATGCCTATAAATCGGCGCATTTCCGCGACCAACATTTTGAACAGCGTCGTTATCAACATATCTGTAAATGCTTTCTTTTGTTATTTCGCCGTTGGTTTCGTCGGTTAGTTCTATAATAATTCTTGTGAATGGTTTTAGTGGTGTCTTAAATTTTGTAAGTAAACTAATTTGTGAAGTATCTAATACCGCGTCTAATTGAGTAGTATCATAAATAGGCATTTCAAGTTGGTCTGTTATATCTTTACGAATAAAACGCTTTTTACCAAAAATAACTTCTTCTGGTTTAATCTTGTATAGTTTAATGTTTGTTATCATTATCTACTCCTATTTATACTTCCTGCGCGCTTACCCGCAATAGACAAGCCAACTCTTTCAGTTCTTGCTTTTTCGTTATAGTCAATACTGCTATTTATTGTTTCTACGCCAAAAGATAAAACAGTTAAGGCGGCAGCTAAATAGTTTTGAGTGGCAAGCGATCCGATAAAAGTCGCGCCGTATCCTATCGTTTTAACTGCAGCATTGACTTGGGCTTGTTTAACGTTGCTTCTCGTTGCCGCGCCCACTCTTGACGTAACCATATTAAACGCTTGTTTCCCAACATATAAGGCCATTGCTTTTGTAGCGGTGAGTGCGTTGTCTTTTTCTTTTCCTTGTTTTTTGGTTTGTTCGGGCGCGTCGGGGTTTGGCGTTGCACCGGGACAAGTTGGGTCTGCTTCCGAGCCAACCGCTCCGCCGTCTTGAAAAATAATATTTATGTTAGTATCCATAACTACCCCCTAAAATTCATTTGAGCCACCAGAGCCACCGCCCCACATATCGCCACTCGAACCGCCGCCCGCGTTTCCGCCACTTGTGTTAGAATCAATATAACCAAATGCCGAATTAACAGAGTTAGACGTTCCGTTGTTATAGTTGTCTTCTTGTTCGTTATCTTCGTCGCTTTCGTTAGATATAACTAATAAATCTTGGAAAGTTAACGTTGCTGTAACGAAAGCGCCCGCGTTTCTGTCTATGCTTCCGCCCGTCATTACAACGGTTCTTTCTTTGTCTATTTTGTCGGTTGTGAAAGCGGGGTAATGGTCTATTACTATAACTTTTTCGTTCATTTCTAACGGTTCAATATTCTCTATGATTTTTAAGATTTTTTCGCAAATCTCGTTTTTCATAAGCAAAATAGTATAGCTATAAGAATATGCTTGCGTGTTGTTGAACGCTTTTGCTATTGTTGAGTTGGCCATTTGTGGCGCTTCTTGGGTTTTAACCAAGTTAGAACTTGCTGATAAAACTTCAATCTTTCCACGCAATTCGTTTTCGGTATCTTTCCCAAAAATAATATCCGTTTCAACTTCGTTTCCAACAAGCACGCCGCCTTGTGTTTGCGTTACAAGACAAGTCCCCATCAGTTCAAGGGCTTGGTAAAATTTACCTGTATCAACAACAGGGTCCCCCAAAGGTCGCGTAAAGTCTAAAAAAGAATAATAGCGATATGTTTTACCATTACTTTCAAAAGTTCCCTTGTTAAGCCCTGCAAGTTGGCTTAAAATTTGAATAGTGTTGTCGTAATCTTCTTTATACTCACAACAAGTATAAAAGCGTAAAACAATTTGCAAGCTCTCTGCCTTAATATTTGATATTTTGTAAGGCTGACGAGTTGCAAGCATTACTCCGTTTTCCCTATCGCCGTCAATGTTTAAGTTTACATTTAACTCAATATCAAAGCGGTTTCCTATAATTTTTTGATATTCTTTTGCAAGGTCTTCAAGCCTTACAAGTTCGGTTAATTTACTCAAAATCTTTTACCCCCATATGCTGCACATAAATCACTTACAAACTGCTCAACGCTTTTTGATTGCCAATTTGGCTTGCGGCTTCGCGTTTCGGTGTATGGCAAATATCCGACTTTACCGTCAACACCGCTTAATACTATCGTGCCTTTGTCGGCTGTTTTGTAGCCCGCATAAATACCGTTATTTTTTAGGTTTCCCGGATATGGCGAATACATATTCGTTCCGGGTTTTCCTTTTGGTCCCGGCGTCATGCGAACGGGCGCGTTTTCTTTAAGTATATAAAGCAATTTGTTTAGTGCGATTTCAATCGTTAAAGCCATAACATTACCCCAAATAAATAACTGTCTCTATTCTTTTGCGCGCCGTTAATTGTATAGGCAACGCTGAACGAGAAACGCCAACGTCTAACACCTTGTATTCAATGCCATCAATAAACGCTTGGTGTTTATAAGACTTGATTAAGCCGCGCACGTTTGCATTTGTAGCTATTGAATAACTATGCCCACCCGAAGCAACGCCGCCCGCTTCAAAGCCCGCGTTGTTTACGTTTGGGGCGTTCTCTCTTGCCTTAAACGAAACTATTTCTTGCCCCGTTTTGCTGTCCTTTATAACGACGTTCATATCGTAATTATAATCATAAGAATTGTTGTTGTAATTTCCCATAGTTTACCTACCCGCAAATAATAAATTCGGCTTTGTTGAAGCGAGCATATTAACGATTGACGGCGCGATAATCTTCTCATTGATTTGGGTGTTGTCTTTTATATCTACACCGCTCACAGTCTTAATGACGCCGTTAAACATTTCAATATTACCGTTATTTAATAAATAAGCCGCTTGAACTAATAGCGCCATTTTAAGCGTTTTTTCAACTTCGGCTTTGTATTTTTCTATTATCTTAATTTTCCAGCGCCTATCGCCCGTTGAAAAAATAAGAAAATCATAAACGTGTTGATGAACGGTGTCAAGAAATTGCGTTATTTTTTCTTTGCTATCGCCTTCAAGTTCGTTCGCAAGGTCAAGCCCGCGATATTTTTTGCAGTCTTCGTCCGTTATTTTAACGGGCATATCTTCATATAAAAAGCTTACTGTTGCCATAATACCCCCCTAATACCACGCCTTTAATAATTTTACAGCGTGAGCGCTTTCAAGCGTTGTTCTACTTTCTGCTCCCGTTAACGTTGCACCTAAACCAACTTCGCCCATTTCGCGCTTGTTATACTTTGTGTTTTTAACAACGCCCAACGCTGAAAGTAAAATCATTTGTTCGTCGGAACGCGCGCCTAAATCTGCATTAAGTAGTTCAAGTGCATTTTCGATTTGCGCTTCCTTAACTTCATTAGGTATCGTTGGGTTTTCTTTCGTTGCGGGCTTAAAGCATTTAATACGCGGAAATTGTAAAGGCTGATTTCGGTCAAGTGGCTTACCTTGCAAAACAAGAGCCTCGATTTGCTGTAATGACGTGTATAAATACGACGTCTTTTCCCTTTCTGTTAAAACACCCCAAACAACCGCTAAATCGTCAAATTCGGGGTAATACTGTTTAATAAACTCGTCGGCTTCTGCGACGGTAACGTAAGTATCGATTCCTACTGTCATTTTTGTTCTCCTTTGCTATCTGGCGGAGTTGCACAACGCCATATTTCTCTTGATAGCATAAAAAAGCCACTCGGTTAAAAGTGGCTTTTCGTTTGTTTAGTTTTTATTAACCTTTAACGCCCGGATGGTAGTAAATACCCGCACGCTTATTTTCATAAGTGTTGGTATCGTGAACGATACGGTATTGGAACTTGTGAGCGTCTTGGTCTTGGTTCTTGTTTGCGCCGTTGCCATTGTCGCCGTCAGCAAGGAAAATTCTTAACTTAACGTGTTTAGCGGTTGACTGTTGAGCCGACGGAACAACAATCATAAAGTTAATAGGCGCAGCATCGTCAGCGGCTGCAATGACCTTATGAGTTACGCCGTTAATTTCTTCGTCTTTGTAAACGGTTTTAGTGAAAAATCTGCTCTTTGGAACTTTAACAACCTTTGCAAATTCTTCAAAGACTTTCTTTGACTTGTAGTTATCTACTTCGTCAATCAATCTTTTAAGTGAAGATTCAATGTAAAGGATTCTGCCTTGTTCGGGAACTTCGTCGTTATCCATCTTGCTCATAGCTGCGGTGAGTGCTTTAAGAACGTCTTCGCCCTTGGTAAGCGCGCCCGCCGTTGCTACTGATACGCCGGTAGTTGAAGCAAGTTTTGCAAAACGGTAAAGGTCAACTTCGGGTGCAACTCTGGTGCGGATAAATTCTGCAACAGCTGCGCCGAAAGTAGCGTCAAGAGTTTCTTCATTGTCAACAGCGTCAACCGAGAACTCAATACCTCTGTCTTGTTCGAGCTTCCAATCTTCCCACTCTGCTTTAACAGCGCCTTTCTTGAAGCCGCTATTTCTATCGTAAGCGTCAAGTGGCGGGGTTTCTACTTTAAGAATTTTAACGGTCTTAACGCCGTCAAAGTTTACTTTTTTGTCTTCTAAATCGGTAGTAACCGATTCTTTCTTAAATACTTCGTCCAAAAGGGGCGTGTATTTTGTTGCTAATGCAATGCTGTTCATACCCATAAAAAATTAATCTCCTATATTTGTGGCTTATGCCTTATTTGTTTTCGGTATCTAAACCGAAGCAACCCCTTAATGTTGCGTCGCCAGCAGGTTTAGGGTCCTGTGTTGGCGGGTTTTGGGGGTTTGGACTACCTTGAACGTGTCCGTCGAACAAGTAAGCGTCCGATTTTTTAATCGCGTCAACTTGTTCAGTAAAGCCTTTAACCGTATATCCACCGTTGCCGTCGTCTTCATAAGTAATCTTTGACTTATCAAGCAACGCTTCAAGAGCTTTCGGGTTTTTAGCTTTCGCGCCAAGTATTGCGCCAGAAAGAGCGCTTTTTTGGCGGGTTTCGGTTAGCGCTTTTTGGTGTTCGGCATCTTTGACTTTAATACTGTCTTGTAATTCCGTTATTTTCGCTTGCAATTCAGCATTATCTTTTGACGCCTTTTTCAAATCGCCTAACTCTTTGTCGCGGTCTTCAACTTGCTTTTTCAGAGCGGCTTTGTCTTCGTCGTATACCGTTTTAGGTATCCACTTTTCTTTGCCGGGACTGATAGCATAGTCGCCTAATTTTTCGTTGACTTGTTTTACCAAGTCGGGACCGAGCTTTTCGTTGAGTTCTTTCATAGTGTCTTCACTCAACATACCTTTGATAAACTTCATAAAAATACTCCTTTGCCTTGATATGGCAGTTGGCGCTGCCCTAGGGTTTTTATAAAGTGCCGTATGGTTTTCGGCTACCTTATGTAAATCGGGTTAATTTCCCCGTTTTTACCAATAAAAAAGCACCGCCCGTTTGGGTAGTGCTTATAATTTGTAAAATTGTTTAGTTTTGATTGAGTATATCGTCGTATATTTTTTGCAGTTTGTCGCTTGTGCTTGTCGTTTCGTAATCGTCGCCAAGTTCGCCAACAATAGCGTAATTTAATTCAATTAAAAACGGTTCAAGCCCAAGTTTGATTTTTTCTTCAACGTCTTCCATATACGGGCGAATCTGCTCGATTTGCTCTTTCGTGATTATAAAATTTGCCATTTTACACCTTCTTTATCTTTTTCTTAAAGGGGTTTACTTGTATGATTTCACCAGTGGTCGGGTTAACAGAAACTTGCGCCACGCCCTCTATTGTGAACACTTGACTTACGCACCCCTTTTTATCTGTCTTAACTTCTTGCGCCACGCCCTTTGTTATACAGTCCTTAACCGATTCAAAAGAAACCCCGTCGCGCCTATCTTCAACTGAACCAAAATAACGCTCGTAAAAATGTTTACTAACGCTTTTAATTTCAATTCCGTTAGGCGTTGTTTGCCCAACAATTTCCGTCGATACGCGCTCGCTTTCGCTCTTATAAAGTTTATAATCGACAAGTGGCGATAATTTACCGCCGCCGATAGAGTCTTTATAACCTTGTAAGCGCCTATATTCCTTATCGTCATTATATCGAATCTCTTGAAATTTGTCTAATGTTTCTGGCATATTCTTTTCACCGACGGTATCTTTCCAACTATTATAAAGTTTTTCATCCCTATCGTGATAATGAACTTTTTTATATTCAGTAGTCCTTGCCCGCCTTGCACGTCTAAAACCGCCAAGCGTTTTATATGGCATTTTATCGCCCATCGTGCTTTGCAACCTATGAAATTCGCGACTTTCGTCAACCCATTGGCGTTGAAGTGCTTGATTTTGATTGTAAATTTTGAACATTTTATCGTTCTTGTCAAAATCTTCAAAGTGGTTGCTTTCTTTAATAAGGCGTTGTAGTTCTTCGGGCGTTTCAAGTTCTTCTACAAACGGAATAAACTCGTGTCTGCAGTTCGGGTGCATTATATTATACCCGCGCTGTAACGCCGTTTCGTATAACGCGGGGAAACGTTTATCATTTCCCGATATACTGTAAACTTTACCCTCGTATTTTTTACAATACGGACAACAACCGGGAACGGTTGTGCAACGAACAAGGTCAATACCTAACTGTTTGCACCTATCAAACGCGCCCGTATTCGCCGACATAATGCGCGACGTTCTCGCAAGCATTTCAGCGTATTTCGGCAAGGGCATTTGCGCACCGTTGTTATAGGTTATAATCATACTCGAATTTTCTTCTGCAAGAGTTTTTTGTATGATATCCTTAACCCCGCCAACCGTTGCCCCATAAGGGTTTTCCTTTTCGGCTTGCTCTATCGCGGAAGAAATAACGTCTTTTGCGTGGTCGGTAGCGTGTTGAACTTGGTTTGCTAACTGAATATAACTATTAGCCACGTCGGTTCCGTCCGCACGTAAACTGCGCGGGACTTTGCCGTCAATGTTTTTAACACCTTCTTTATACGCTGCTGGAATGTCTGATTTAGCCCACGACATTGATTTTTTTATAAGCCCTATATTAACCTTGTCGAGTTTTTTATTAAGTTTTACTTGTAAGCCTTTAACGTCGTCCGCATCCGTATCAAACAAAACCGTATGGACTTGTTCTTCGGCTGACTTAAACGCGGAAATAAGTGCTTGTAATTTATCACTATCGTGGTGCAACATTATTCTTTATTACCTTTTGCGGCGTCGTCCCCGTTTGGGGGCGTTTCTTCTTTTCCTTTGGGGGATTTTCCGCCGTCGTCGTCCTCGCCCGTTTTAGAGCCGTTTTTGCCGTCGTCTTTACCGCCGCCAAAGTCGCCGTTTTTTCCAACACCAAAAGCCTCAATAAAAGCGCTTGCCGATTCTTCGTTTGCCTTATCAACTTCTTCTTGCGCTTGTTCATCGGTTAAGCCAAAGTATTCCACTAATATACTGCGGAGCGATACGCCTAAATTCTTCTTGGCTTGCGCAGTTAATATGTTTTGATATTCACTAACAGGGATACCGTCGTTAAAAATAATATTGATATCTTTATCCTTAACGTTTGAACTGTTAATCAAAAAGGCTATTAGCTGTTTAAGCGGTTGTTTGAAAGATTTACAAACGCGGCGCACTTTTAATTTTGCGTTTGTTAATTTAACGTTTAACGCTTCATAACCTTGCGACGAGTTCATTTCTTCTTGATTTATTACGGGACCTACTTCACACATTGAATAAAGTTCTTTCTTTAAGTCGTCAATACGCGCTTCATTTGCTTGCAAGCTGCCGTCCCAAGTAATATATATAGGCGGTTGCTCGTTAGGCGCAACAACAAAATTACGCCCGCCCGTCTTCATAACCCAAACACCGTTCTCATTTCTTGCGAACGCGCTTTCGGGCGCAGCCATACGCGGTGCGCTGTTTTGGTCAAGAATAAAACTTGCCAAGCAACGCCTTATGGCAATTTCAGCAACGATAGCGGTTATTCGGTCATAGTTTGATATACCGTGCAACGACCTTGAAGTAGTTATCCCCGGTATATTGATTATGAGTTGAGTAAACTGCGCGTCTTCTACCTTGTTCTCTATTAACTTACCCACAGTATAAATAACTTGCGGTCCAAAGTTTTCGTTGGTGTTTTTATCAACAAAACTGTCGTAATTTTTAAACGTCGGTAAAGAATAGCGCCTAATTTCGATTTTACTATCCCCGCGCGTTTGAATTTTGCAATTCAATTCGTATTTATTCTTTGCGGGGTGATTTGCGTCCTGATAGGTGCACACAACCCAACAAAGAACGTCGGCGGTAATTTCCTTTATGTTTTCTGGGTTGCATATAGGAAACCACATTGTAGGCGATTGCGACACAAAATCACGCTCGCCATTGCTATTTATATAGGGGCGAACAATACACTCACCCAAAGCGTCGTTATCAATAACAAGCTCGTTTAACTTATTGTGAAAGTTGCTTTTTTGCAAAATTTCTTCAAGCGCGTCTTTTGCCTTTTCGCAAATAATGTTCGGTTCTTCGCCTATCATTAAATCAACCGTTTTAATTGTTGATAACTGCCAATAGTTCGGCATATCAAAAAAACAGTCGTGTATTTTGCTGTCGTCTTTCAATGCGTTAACAAGTTCGGCGAATCTGTCGGCGTATGGTTTTAATACTAACGACGGCTCGTCGTCAAAAAGATTTGCATTATCCTTATAGGCTTTAAGCCTACGAAGCTCCGACAAAGGCGGGAAATAGTTATTTTCTTTTAACCAATCTAAATTGTAAAGCATTTGTTTTTCTCCTTTTAATAATTAAGCATACCGCTGAAATGCGCGATATTCGTTCCAAGACTTAAAGCCAATGCGTCCGCACGGTCGGGCGAACTTACGCCGCGCTTTTTCATATCTTGTTTACGTTCAAGCTGAATATCGCCGTCTTCATTTACGCGATATTTCCTATCTGATAATTGAGCAACGAGCGCCGAATCTTCTTCTATAAATAACTTATCAGCCATAAGCAAACGTTTAACGTTGCCCCAAAGCAAACCCGTATTGTTGCTGTATTTGATAGGTTCTTCGTTTAAGGTCCCGCCCGTTCCACCGAACGTTTGCGCGATAACCCTATATTTTAGGTTGCTATGGTTAGACTCTAACATATCAACAACGCCCGCACCTACGCCCGTTTCGTCGGCGTTTATATCAACGTAAATGCGCGGGTGTAGTTTGTTTAATCTTCTAACTATTTCTTTAACGCGCCCCGTGAGTTCAACGGTGTCGTTCTTGTATAAAATGAGTTCTTTACGCGAAACGTAATACCCACCATAATCATAGGTTAGCCAAATAGTGCTCTCATCATCGCCAAAGCGCGCAACGTCAACACCTAAACTAATGTGTCTCGGTTCGGGGCGAGTGACACCAGATTTCACCCAAGAATTATAATTCCTTATCCCCTTTTCAATAAGTTCAAGTGATATAAACGTGTCGGGTTGTGATTTTGGAAATTCACCTAAAACGCGAACACGATAGGGGTCGCTATCCATACCGTATAACGCAATAATTGAAGCGATAAACTCACGCGATACGCGTCGGCTGTTTTCGGCGTTTAACGTTATACAATTAAACATTTCACGGTTGCGGGTAAAAGCATCGTGGAAAAAACCTTGTGTTCGGGTAGGGTTGCCCACCATTATCAATTTCGTTTCTTCACCCGTTAATGCGCCTAATATCGGCTCAAATATTACGTCGTTAATACCGCTCGCTTCGTCCATAACAAATAAAAGGCTGTCAGCGTGAAAGCCTTGCATTGCGTCGGGCTTGGTTGCAGTTCGAGCAACGGCAAACCACTTTTCTTCTTTTGTTTTAAGAACTACCCTTTCAACCGTCCAATCAAAATAGCGCAAAAGAACCTTGCTTTTGGCGTGCCACTTACTTATTTCTGACCACAATATATCACGCAGCTGGTGCATTGTCGGCGCGGTGCAAGGTATTTTCGGGTAAGGACGCGTAAACATAAACCATAACACTATCCACGCAAGCGTTGTCGTCTTGCCTACACCGTGCCCGCTCTTAACCGCCGTCATCCTATTTTTTCTTACACTCTCTAAAATTTGAACTTGCTCGTCTTCGGGCGTAGCGTCAAACATTTCCTTAATGAATAAAAGCGGGTTGTTGTAATAGCGATTAACAAGCACGTCAATTTTCGCCATTGTCTTCTTCCCCCTTTTCTTCCTTTTTAACGTTTAGCACCGCGTTAATAAATTCGTCAATAGGATCGTCGTCTTGTGGTTTATCCCTATCGGTGTCGCGCTGTCCGAGATATTGTTTACCAAGCCAAATAGCCATACGCGGGTTCTTTTCTGCTTGGTCGTATTGAATACGTCGTAAACTTGCACGCCCTACCGCTTTAAAACTTGAAAAAACGGCGCAAAAAGTCGCACCGTCGTAATTCTCTTTTACCCAATTCAATAAAGTGTTTTCCGAAACCATTAAAACCGCACAAATTTCTTCTTTTGTGCATTGTATTTTCATTAGGTTTTCAAAGACGTTTTTGTCGATTTTCTTCTTCGGTCTTCCGAATAGTTTTTCGACGGTCTTTGTCTTCCCTTTTTGGTTTTGTTTTTTATCTTCCATTTTGACCTACTTTTTGCGGATTTCACTTTTTCATTTTTCCAAACACCTTTTCAATATAAGTTCGGTTGTTTTTATACTCCCATAACTGCGCTCTTGCGAACGATTGTTGTTGTAATTGTTTTTCCATAATTGTCCTTTGGTGTAAGCCCCTAAAACAAATTCCCGTTCCCACTTCTTTTTGTTTTTCAGTAGGGACTGGCCTTTCACCGTTGATAATGTGATTAAGATTGAAATGGTTTCCAATAAACCCGTCAAGACCGTCTATTCCGCAACACGTTAAACTGTCCCCGAGTTCTCTTGTTCTGTTCTCACCCGAATAAAACTTTAAGCCTAATTCGTGAGCTCTTTCTTTAAGGGCGAGTATATCGGTTTTAATTCTTTCGTAAGGATAAAGGAAATCGCCACCGATTTTAATCGTTCCTTGTCTTTTATTTAAGAACTTCATGCCTTCAACGATTACTCCGTAAGCGCCCGCTTCTTTGAACTTTTGCAAATTGTTAAAGACTTCTTTAAACACTTCGCACATATACGGCTGTATTCTTATAATAAGTCTTTTAGCAACCGCCGCCACTTTGCGCGCAATCTCTAACCTTTCAGCGAAAGGCGGGCAACCAGGTTCTAATTTGTCGTAACTTTCGCAAACAAGCGAAATTTGAACAACGCAGTTGCAGTCTTTTATAAGTTCAAGATATTCAGGTTCGGCAACAAGTTTTCCCTTTGTAGAAACCACAAAAGGATACTGCGTTTCTTTAAATATCTTTAAGCACTCTAAACTTCTGCGCCTATGTTTTTCAACTGGTTGGAACGGATCGCTCATACCACCCCAATGTAAAGGGATATTCCAATCGCACCAACTCGTTTCTGCATTACGTTGACCTTTAATAAATTTTAGTAAAGCTTCGGGACCTTCCCCGTCTTTTATATTCGATATTGTGTTCTTCCTTTTAACAAAGCAATATTCGCAAGCGTGGGAACAACCCTCGTAAGTATCGAAGCGTATAGGTAGGTCGCAAAGGTAGCATTGACTTCCGCATTTAGGCATCTGTTAGCACCCCCCCCCGATGACCTTTTCAAGAATCGCTTTGACAAACCCTTCCTTTCCGCATGCGGTTATATAGGCGTCAATATCGTCCTTTTCAGTCTTTGGGAAAAGCAGCGTCATTTCGAATACGTCTAATACCGGCGACTGCGACTTAAATTCATTTTCCAACATATCGTTAATAAATTCGTCGGTTGATTTTTCAAAACCTAAACACGTTAAATCGATTGACGTTATTTTCTTGAACTCGTCTTCTCTCTTTCCAAAATCCCACTCTGAAATACTTGATATTTGATTATCAACAAGCCTTAACGCTTTGGCTTGCTCATCGGTTAAATCTTCCCTACGAACGCACGGAACTTCTTTAAGTTTTAATTTTAGCGCCGCTTTATAGCGGGTATGCCCCGAAATAATAACATTTTCTTTGTCAATGGTTATAGGGAAAGAAAAGCCGAACTTCTTAATACTTTCCATAAGTGGCTTAACGCCCTTGTCGTTTTTGCGTGGGTTGTTGTCATAGGGGTATATTTGGTTAATCGGTAAATATTTAATTTCAAGGTTTAACTTATTTAGCCCCTTGTCTTTTGAATTTGCTTTACTCATAATTTCTCCTTTGCTGATTAAAATAGTTAAGGCGCATAAGCCATAAGCCTATACGCCCAACCAAAGGAAGATAAACGGCGGGAAAACCAGCGAACCGCCGCCTTTTTTTTGTGAAATAAAAACAGCGTCCGCTGTGTGGTCAAAAGAACGCTGTTTAATACATATTAGCCCGCGAGTAACGTTTTCTCCGTCGTCCGTCTTTCTCCCAGCGGGCTTTCGTATTTATTATTTCACGCTATATATTATAGCACGTATTTTGCAAGAATTAGTCGCAATTTTTGCGACTTTTAATTTTGTTTGATTTTATTAGATATATACTAACGATTTTTGCAGTAAATTTTGCAAGTATACCTTAAAAACCGCTATTTTTCAAACGCTCGCAACTCAAACGCCCAAAATTCCGCCGTGAGTAGTATTTCGTTTTTCCAACGGAATAGTGTCGCCCTATCTATATTTAACCGCCTTGACGCCCGATTTGGCGTTAATCTATTAAAATACAAATAGACTATAAGTTTATGGCGGTAATCGTCCCTATATTTTATAAGGGTGTTTTCAACAACCTTAAACCATCTATAAGCTTCGGTTTTTTCGTCAATGGCTTTTATTATCTTATCTTCGGCGGCGTTAGTCTTGCTCGACTGAACGCTGACCTTACTGTAATCTGTTCCCAACCCGCAATACGCTAACTCTGCGATATTGACTTCGGCTCTTTCTCTGTTTAATTCAAAATTATAAAATGCTTTTTCGAGTTTCTTCCTTTTGCTGATTTCCATTTTTGGGTTTCCCCTTTTTACTTTGCGTTACCGTTAATACTGCGATAGCAGGTCGGAAAACTCCGCCTGCATATCGTTTGTAATTAAGGTCGCTGAAAGAGTTTAATTCTCTTTCCAAATTTCGATAAAGAATTTTGAGCGCGTTCCGTTTTTGTTTGGCTCTTTACCGATATGAACGCACCACCCTTCTTCAAGAAAAATTACGCCCAACCTTTGCGCCGCTTTTTCGCTTGAACAAGGTATTCTAATTCTCTTGCCGTCTTCCACGTTGTTTAGTCCCCCTTGCATTTTTCCGTCCCTTCCGACGTGCAGAAGAAACACTTTGCTTTCTGTTCGGCGGTGGCTTCTATATCATACCCCGCCTTACACCCTACGAGTTTAAGAAACGTTTTGCCGTATTCTTTTTTAAGCTTCATCGCTCTATGTTTGCAACTTTCACACTTATTCGCAAACGAACACGGGCGGGCATAGTTGGCGCAGATTCGCAAATTCTTATACTTATTTTTACTCATTTATCTGCCCCCTTGTCGCCCCTAACGTGGCGAATTTCCGTTGTAGGTTTGAGTATGCAAACGGGGACGACGCCGCCGTAGTTGTAGGCACCGCTGCTGTGCAACCCACCCAAAGTATGGACATTGCGCACATAACCGGCGTAAGTCGAAAAACCCCAAGGGGTGCAAGTCCACCACCAATCTTTGTATTTTGGTATGTATTTATAATACTTTCTATATAGCCCGCAAGAGATAAGCCCCGCGCCGTCTGTTTTATACTCTTTGAGCGTGTCGTCGCCGTTGTCGGACGTTAAGTCCATTGTGTAGGGCAATAAATCGTCGGCGTTTAATTCGGCGCTAAACGCTTCTAAAATCGCCTTGATTTCCGACTTTGAATAATCGGCGTCTTCGCCGAATTCTTGCTCGTCTTTAAGCATATCCGCCAAAATACAGAATATACCGCCTTGCTCGTCGCCAAGCCTTACCCAAATTCTACCGCTATACTCGAATTTTGCTCCGATAGGCAGTTCGCTTATTTTCGTCTTTTCTTCGTCGGGCATTTTTGCGACTTCGTTTTCTAACACTTTAATTTTTGCCTTAAATTCTTCAATGGTTTTTTCAAGTTCTTGTTTATTCATTTTAATTTCTCCTTAATTTAGTCGGTTTCTTCGGTGGGTAGTCCCAATTCTTCAAACCAAGACTGTTGACCTTCGATTTCGATTTTTGATTTTTCTTTATATCCGCCAACCCACCAAGCGAATACGTCTTCTCCATTTTTCCAAGAGTGCGTGCCTTCTTCCATAAGTTTTAGCATACGGTCAAAAGCTCGTATGTAAGCGATTTTATACGTTGGGCGTTTTTTAAATTCTTCTAATTGCCCTTGCGGTCCCGCCATTGGGCAACCTATGCACCCTAAACGCTTATAGCCGCAATCGTATAACTCGCAATACGGAATTTTCTCGCCCCTTATAATTTCCCAAACTTCATTGTCGGTAAAATCAATAATAGGGTTTACAAGTGTTTTTCTTGTCCTATAACAATTTTCCACCATACGGCGGGAATCTGCATTATCAAGATTAAGCACCACCCCGCCACGAGCAGTAATTCGTCCGATTTGTAATTCTTCGGTTTTGGCTTTTTCGCTTTTCCCTAAATCGCGTATAAGCACTTCGCCTTGATTGTTTTTGCGGTTTATGCTTTCCGCCCAGCGCACGCCGGTCGCCGTAATTCTCCCAACACCAAAACACTCTTTAAGTTCTGAACAGCAATAACGAACTAATCGCGTCGGCGGCATTTTCTTTTTAGGAATTAAGTTCCACATTGTTTTTTGTTTGCCGTCTTCATAGCGGGGTATGTCAATGTTGAGCTCTTTGTCTTGTTTTGCAAATCGTAAAAGTTCAGGCGGATCTACTGACGTTAACGAGAAATGCTTTTCGTATGCAACCTTGCTCAATGCAAAAATATATTCAAGCACAAGACTGTCTTTACCCTTACTCGTTGCAAGCCAGATAGGCAACTCTTTACTTGCTTCTTCGAACATATTAACGCGTTCAACCGCTTTTTTAACTTTGTTCGTTATCGGAAATAATGAAATTTGTATCTCGCTTATTTTCGCCATTTAGGAATTCCCCCTTTGCTTTTTCGATTTCACCTTGCGCTACAAGTAATAAACTTGCACCGAGCTTAAAATCACCGTCGCTTTTTTCTGACACGCGCTCTTTGTAAATCGCCGAAAGTTTACCTTTTATGTATTCCGTAAAACGTTTAAGCGTTTCTTGTTCAACCGCCTTGATAAGTTCAAGGGTTTTGCCGTGGCTTCTTTGATTTTTAACAATGTGTGCCGATGCTGGCTGTTGATACTCTTTCAGCAAGCTTTTGAGCTCTTCAATTTCGTGGTCTTTAACACAATTATCACGAAGATATTTTCTGGCTTCGTTTTCCCTATCTTTTATAGCGGTTTCTATTCTTGTTTTAATTAAATGCATCTCCCAAAAAATCAAAAAGATTATAAGAACCATATTTACCAAGCCAACTATTGCAAAAACTAAACAAATATGAGTTTGATATAACAACCACGTGATAAGGTTTGAAGCCGAAGCTAAAATGTCAATCGCTAAAAATATTACATTTGATTTAAGATTATTAAACATAACTATTTCTCCTTATAAAACTAATCTGGGCGGCGGTGTCGGTAGTTTTTGTGTAAGCGGTCGCCAAATATGCAAGCAGTATTTATGCAAATTAACGTATTCGCTTTTCTTTGGGTGATACTGAACACACGCCTCGTCTTCTTTGAAAAACTTACTTTTCATTAAACACATTTCATCCCAAGTCGGGCAACGGTTTCTATAAGACACGGAAAGGTGTTCCCAACCGTCGCCCCACGTCATTACAAAGGTCATACCTTTGCAGTTCCCAACAATGCCGTTCGGCGCTTCGAGTTGAATATGTATTTGCGTATCGGCTTTAATTTCTACTAATTCTTTCATTATTCACCACCTATTTACCGTTACAACCTTAACATATAGGGGTATAAACCCAAACAGTAAAAGCATTCTGTAAATTTTCCTTTTGTCTTTTTTCTTAACTGAAAATTCTTTCCAAGTTATCATTTCTCACACCTCCACATAACACCACGATTGCGGCGGGCGTTTAAGGGGGTTTACGATTACCCTGCTGTATTTGCTACCGTCTTTAACCGTGTATTCAGAATTGTAAGCATAAGTTGAGAACTCGCTCAACTCTTTCGGCTTGTCGTAAATTTTTAGGTCCGATATGTGCCAAGCGTAGCCATTACCTTTCATTACTCTTAAATCTTTATCTTCGGGGATATTAAAATATTTTTCAATCTCTCTTTCGGTTAGACAACCTTGTGCCATACAATCGTGATAGAATAAGTCAATACCATAATCGCTACATTTTGCATTTACCATTTCAATACTATCGCAAACAAACTCGCCTATTACTTTGCCCGACCAATAATAATCGCCTTTAACAAATATGTTTTCGTCAAACTTTCCTGCCTTGTGGTCGTCGCTAAAAATATAATCGCCTTTTCTAAAAATTGCTAATAAGCGTTTTTTCTTTGTGTAATAGATATAGCACTTAAACGGCGTTTCTAACTTTGGTCTTGTCTTGCGGACTTCGATTGTCTTTTCGCCTTTTATTATCTTCTCAACCCATTTAGGTTGAATACTAATTAAAACTGATTTCATAAAAACTCCTTTAATTTCGTATCCGCGTCAACCTTGTTTTTAAAAAGCGTTTTGTTGAAGTATGACGGGTAAAAATAACCTACATAATTACCGTTTGAATAACAGTCGCTTATAGTTCTTATGCTTAATTCCTTACTGATATCAAAACCCGTGACGACGTGCTTTTCTACAACTTTTTTTATTTGACAACAATAGTAAACAACGTCTCCAACGCGGCATGGCAGTTCAATAAGCGTTCCGTTTTCCATCTTGTCTTCAAGTTCAGCGAAGCGGTCAACGCTTTCACCTGTTGTGTAATCACCTTTGCGGTTCATATCATTGTAGCATCCGCTTACGGAGTATTGTATATAGCCTTTTTTACCGTTTGGATAAGTCTTTAATTCTGTAAATCTCTTAAAATTTTCCACTTCGTTTTCTCCTAGTTGATTTTTTCAATTTTTGTAATATGAGATTTGTAAAAGGTCACACGCCTTGCGCCCCTAATGTGATAGCAGCTTTTATGCCACTCGTCTTTTTCCAATATTCCCGAAACAACGTCGCCATCGAAAAACGTTAATCTTACTTGTTTTCCTAAAAGCGCATTAAGTTCAGGGCTTTCGTGAGTGTATTTTCTCATTTTTAATCATCCCCCTTATAATCTTTTCCGTCGCAACACATAAAGTCTTCGGTTGCTTCCCACTCGTCTATAACGATTTTGTCGTGTTTGTCGCACATATACCCGCCGTCGCCTATGTATGTAGCCATACCACAGTTAAAACAGCAGATTAAATTTTCAAATGTATTTTTCTTTTCCATTACGCCACCTGCCTTTGAATATTTTGCAAACGTCGCTTTGCTTTTTTCGCCCAAGCGTTAACAAAGTCAAGAACTTCGGGGGTAGGTTTTGTGTCGCGAACACCATAGCATTGCCTTACCTTTTTTTCTGAAATTGAAAATTCAACCGTAACAAAGGGTATTTCTTTTTCGTTCGCTTTTCTAATAAAGAAGATTAATGACTGTTCTTTTGCTATTCTTTGGTCATAGTCCATACGCCCTACGCAATGGTGTAAAAACTCACCTTCTTTTATAAGCGCTTGTTTACTATCTGCAATCAACACAACATAATTGTCGCCGGCAAGTGTTAAAGCTTCGTATTTATCAGCAATCTTTTTTATCCTTTCCGTTAGTTCTTTTTGTAGTTTTGCGTCTTGCTCTGCTTTTAAGGTTGCATATTGATTTAGCCTTATTTTTGACCAATACTCAAAATCTTTCGGGAATACGTTTTTTACGTCGGTCATATCAAGTCCAAGCGCCTTTATAGCGACAAGATAATCGTTGTAATGGTGAAACGACGTTTTCGTGTTGCGCGTATATTCGATAATTTTTAGTTTTGTCTTTCGGTCCGCCTTACGATAAAACGCTTTGAGCTCGTCGCCATTAAGGTATCTTCCCCAACTTCTAAATTCTTGAATTACGTTGTAATCTTCTTGCGCTTCTTTTAACGTCCAACCATTTTTATATGCTGAAATAATTACGGGAATTGCCGCGTATCCTATTTCGCTTTTATGAGTTTTAAGCCACACAATAAAATTACGGTCTTTTGTTGCAAGGTTTACGATTTTTTGCGACATTGCAAGCCTATTTCCAAGCAGTTTTGAAACAAGTTCAATTTTTGGGTTTTTTTGATATTTTTCTAAATAATCAAGCACGTCAATTATGCCATCCCAAGCGCAATACTTAAATTCTTCTGTTTGCTGTAAAAATTCGGGGTTTACAACTGAACAAGAGCGAAACAACCTAAAATATTTAGAATCTGAATACCAAAACTTGGTTTCTTCGTGTTGATTGATTAAATACTTTGTTTTTTTGCTTTCAAGCGCCCTTTCAACATTAAAGTCGGCAACATACCCCGCAATCGCTATAAACGAAATGTCGCGACACCAGCATTTTTTCTCGCCTAAAATATGAACCGTCACTTTTTTTAGGAAGATTGTAGGCGTTTTCTTCCCCGCATACTTTCTGCCGTATCTTGCAGCAACGGTTGATATTGCCAACTTTCCGTGTTGTATCTCAAAGTAAGGATAATACCTTGTTCGATTTTGGGTTAAACCGCATATTCGATTTTCCGTTGCTTTTATAATTTTTAATATGTCGTTAGGAATAGTCGTTTTTATTCTTGCCATAACTCACCCCAGCATATCAAACAAGTTTAATTGAGCATTGCCGTCCTTTTTGGCTTCGTCTTTCTTTGTTTTGGGCGCTTTTGCTGTTTTGTCGTTAAAGTCTTCGCCGTTGTCTTCTTCGTCGGTTTTAGACGGCTTTTTCGGGCTTGTTTTTGCTTTGAATTCCGTTCCGTCTTCTTTAAATAATTTTTCTTCAATACTGTCTTCTTCAAAATAATGGACAGCCCAACCAAACACAACTTCGTCGTCTATCATTGCGCAGCCTTTAACAGCTTGCTTTTGCGCTTTCGTTCTTATGTTTTCAAGACAGCCTTGTAGCGTTTTACGATTAAGTAGACGTTGACCGTCTTTCTCTATAAAAACGCCGTTGTTGATTTTGTCAGCAAGAACCGCGCTTGCATTTTCTTCAAGATATGCTTTAATTCTTTTTTCTTGGGTGTTTTCCGCTTTTAAGTTTAATTCCACTACCGTTTACCTTCCTTGTTTAATTTCTTCTTATCGGCAACAACAAGAACGTTGCGCCCGTTTCCTTAATTATCGTTGGTTCATTTTGCTTGTTAAAACTCATTTCTACCGTATCCCCGGCAAGTAGTTTCAACACCCCGATAAAATACTTTGCGTTAAACGCTATTTCAAGGTCCTTTCCGTCAGCGGTTGCTTTTACCTTTGAATAAGCTTCGCCGCTTGCACCTTTTGATTTTATTTCAACCGAGTCGGGCGCAATTTCAAAGTCAGCCACGCTATACGTTTCGCCAAACATTGACGCCCTTTCTAACGCTGAAAGCATTTCCTTTTTCGGCGCTTTAACTTGCGTAGTAAAGTTTGTAGGGATAATGCGGTCATAACTTACAAATTCGCCTTGCAATAAAACCGCCGTAAACGTCGTATCTTTTGTCTTGACCTGTAAAAGCTTATCCTTGTCTGACACTTGCAAAGCGATATCGCCGTCATTACCTAAAATCGAGCAAATACAATTAAGCGCTGACGCGGGAACAATAACGTTTATGTCTTTATTGCTTGCAGTTATTTTCGTTTCGCTTTTAGCGAGCCTATAACCATCAAGCGCAACCGCTGTTAGAACGTCGCCCACCGTTTTGATATTTACTCCTTTAAGCAACGGTCTTGAATCGTCGGTAGAGCAGAACGCTATTGACCTTTTAACAATGTTCTTAAATTCGCTAATGGCCAGTTTAATTTCGCTTGTGCTTGTTGGCTGTTTGTAATCGGTCCAATCAATGGAGCCGTCAAGCGCGGGAATTTTAACGAACCCGTCAGCGCACCTGATATAAAGTTCTTTATCGAGATACATTTCGATTTCTTCGTCAGCAATCTTTTTGATTGCTTCGCAAAACAATTTACCCGCAACGTTAACTTTTCCGCTTTCGACAACTTCGGCTTGAACGTTTGAACTTATTACAATTTCACCGTTGCCGGTTGCAACGTTAAGCGCATCGTTTTCGGCGTATAAAGTTATAACGCCCATTTTGCCTTCAAGTTTGTTCGTAAGCGCTTTGCTTACTGCGTTTGCTGAATATTCTAAATCAATTTTTTTAATCGCTATTTTCATAACAACCCCCACTCTGCGAATTTTTCAAACCCGCCTAAATTTTTAATGTATTCTCTTGCAATTTCAACGATATCCCTATAAGGTTTACCGTCTATATAATCGTCGCCGATTGAGCAACTAATTTCAACGGGTTTTCCCGTCCTTTGAGCCTTTAAGAACGCGTAAATGTTTATACTAACGTCAGCTTTTGAAAGGTCCTTGCCGTGTAAACCGCCGCCCGTTACGCTGTCAGCCATATCGCTGCCAAGTTTACGATTGGTTGCGCCGGTATCAACGTTAAATCCACCGCTCCACTCTCCCAAAGGGTTAACAAGTGATTTAGGGTAAATTTTTTCAAGAATTTTGCTTTGCGCGTTACTTTGGCAAATTGTAAGAAAGCCTTTGTTAAGTATGTATTTACCATCATAAGGAAACAAGCCGTATATTTCTCTTGCTATAAATTTAAGCCTTTTTTGTTCTTCGGTAATCGGAACACCCTTAAATATTCCGTTATCGCCACACTTAAAGCCGTCGTTTTGATTTTGAGCCAAATGCGCGTCTTGTTTGTATTCTTTGTAGTCAACTTTAACGTTGCCCGCCAAGCGGCGAATAATCGCCTTTATTTCGTTTTTTGTAAAATGCTCTGACGTTTCAGTTATAACGTGGCAATGATTATGCCCGATAAGGACTTCAACGGCAATTTTCGGCATATAGTTCTTTTTATAAGCAAGGTCAACAATAGCTCCCGCTATTCTATCCGCGATTTTGTCGGGATGATTTGGGTTTACTTTCTCAAACATTTTATTTGCTCCTTTCCGTTAAAACGGTAATCTGTTATCGTCAATCGCTTCAAGCTGTGGTCTTTCGCGCCTTGCCGAAACGACTGCGTTTTCTTCTTCGTCGGTTGCTTCGCTTGATTTCGGCGTTAAGAACTCGACTTCGTTTGCTATAACTTCGGTAACGTTTCGCTTTATGCCGTCCTTATCTTCATAAGAACGATTTTGCAAACTACCAAAGATAGCGACCTTATTTCCTTTCTTCAAATACTTACCGCAATTTTCAGCGCGCCCGCGCCATACTGTAATATTGAAAAAATCAGTTTCCCTATTGCCGTCAGCGTTAGCGTATTCTCTGGATACTGCTATTGAGAATTTACACACCGCAACACCGCTCGGCGTTTCTGTTAGTTCGGGATCCTTTGTTAAGTTCCCGATTAAAATAACTTTGTTCATTTCGTTTCTCCGTTTTCTTTTTTTGCCGTGGTAATTTCGACTACCACGAAAGTCTTTTTGTCGTTCACTATTGTATCGTGTATTTGAGATATGAATTTGCGCCCGTCATTTTCGATTATTTGCGCCTTTTGCATAGCGTCAAGAATAAACTTTGCTGCTGACTTTATGTTGTCAACGTCGCGCTTTTCGTCCTTTTCGTGCCACTCGATATTTATCACGACGGGGTATTCCGCAACTTTTCGCAATTTCCCCGCCGCCCGCGACAACCAAATGTAGCGGATAATATCGTCTTCAATTTCACGCTTGAACTTTGCGCCCGTTTGGTGGTGATTGTTAAGCTTGTGAATATAGTCGTTTAATGACGGCAACTGCCTATCAATGATTAAGATATTTTTCACGCACTTTCACACTCCAAACGTTTGTAGTTTTTGGCGATTGCCTCGTCTAATGCTCGTATCTTGTCGCAATCTTCTTTATAAGAAAAGTCCATTCTAACAATTAAGGTTTGAAGTCTTTCATTAAGCATAACAACGTTGTGATTAACCTTTAAGTGCGCTATAAATCTGAAATACGCTTCTTTTAGAATTTTACCAACACCGAAATCTTCAAAAATTTCTTCGTAAGATTGTAAGTCTTTTTTATTTTTTAAATTCTTACTTTCTTTCTTACTTACTATTTCTTTATAATCTTCTTTATATATTTCTTTATTGGTTGTCATTTTGACAGACGGGGGTTTGCATTTTGACAAGGGGGGGTTGTCATTTTGACAAGGGGGGTTTGCATTTTGAAAACCCCCACTAATTTCTTCCAAAGGAACGCAAATATAGCCGTTGGTTTCGCCCGTTTTTATATTTCTTTCGACTTTTTTGACAAGCCCCGCGCTTTCAAGGTTTTTGAGAATTCTTATAATTGTGCTGTCGCTACCCCCTGTAAATTCCTTTATGTAGTCAAGGCTTCCCCTAAACTCACTTTCTCCGTCTTGCGAAAAGCCGTAAATTAAAGCATAAATCGTTAGGTGGTTTCCTTTAAGGTTTAGTTTTGTTCGCATCCAACCGTGAACGACGAAGTAATTTTCGTCTTTTATCATTTCTAACCTACTTTATTGTTTGCCTTGTGGCTGTTCGGGAAATGCTTTCGCTTTACACTCTGCCGAACAAAGAGCTTGTCCGTATCCGCTAACGGTTTGGTCAAATAGCTTTTTAGGCATTTCCTTTCCGCAAATCGAACACTTGCAATCTGCCCCCGTATTGCGCCAATCGTTTAATGCGCGCCCAGTTTCGCTTGTTGGAATATTGCCCGAACCATCAAACAAGCCTGTCCTATCTTTTGACGGTATAGCATAGTGGTCTTGGGTTAATTCTAAAAATACCGTAAATTCGTATTCTATGCCGTCCCTAAATATCGGGGCAAGTCCAACCTTTTTATAACCTTTTTTACCGCCGTCGTTAACTTCGATATAAGCGTCTTTTGCTCTCAACGTTGCTATAATGTCAATGTTTGACTGTAAAATACAATCGACTAACGCTGTATATGTTGGGTCTATATCTCTCCACGCTATATAGCCATTTCCGCTTTTTGATTTTCTAACGATATCGTCGTGCTGTTGAAGCATCCCGCCTTCCCCGCTCCACGCGTGTGAAAGGCTGTCGATGATAAGAACTTCAAACCCGCTTTCAACCGCGCTTTTAATCGCTCTCATATACTTATCAGCCGTAAATGGCGGTTCTATTGAACAAACAGAGAAAGGTCCGAGATTGCTATACAATTCAGCGCTTCCGTTTTCAGTATCTATAACGGCGATTTTTTCCCAATCACCACAAATACCAAACGCGGTAAGTAATGACGAATAAGTTTTGCCCGCACCACTTGGGGCAGAGTAAGCAATTTTTAACTTTGTCTTTTTTCTTTCTGCTTTTCTAAACATAAAAGCACCCCCTACTTAATTTGAATATTTTGAACGGTTTCAACGTGCGCACCGGGAACTTCCCCGCCCGCGCTTATCGTTGCTTTGATTTTGGTTAAATCGGGTTTCTTGGTCATTGTTACGTTAAAGAACTCGTCTGGGAGCTGTGATTCATTGTCAACAATCGTTTTTTCGCTTTTTCTAAACGATATAGTCGCCGATATGCCGTCAATCTTTGTTTTTCCTGTCCTTTGGCACGCTTCCGCAAGCGAAGATTTTAACCTTTGCTCAACCGCCTTAACCCTATCTTTAAGAGCCGTTAAACGCTTGATTTCGGCTTCTATTGCCGACACTTGCAAACCAAAGCGACGGCTTACAGTTGCGACAGCGATTGCCTTGTGCTCAAATTCTTCTTCTTTGACCGCCAACGCGCCCGCAATATCAACGTCAATTTCGCCCGTTTCTTCGTTTACGCTGTTCATTAAGTCGGAGTATAGAGTTTCAACGTCTTTGCTTAACATATACAAATTAGGCATTTTCGCTACCCCCTTCTTCCGCTTCGGCTTTTTTCAAAGCGTTTTCGTTATAAGAAACGCTTCTTTTTGCGCTTTCAATCGCGTTGCCGATTTCCGTTACCTTGTCGGTGTCTATTCCACCGTCTTGAACCATTTTACAAAGCACGACTTCTGCGCCCGCCTTGATTAGTTCGTAATTAGTTACTGCTTCTTGATACTGGTTTCTGTAATAATCTACATTGCTCATTTTTTATACCTTCCTTTTTTAATTTTTTATACAAGGTCGCTTACAGAGCATTTAAGCACCCTTGCAATTTCCGAGATTGTTGTTAAGTTGGGGTTTCTTATTCCCCTTTCATACTGCGATATGGTGTCGCTTTTAAGTCCACAAAGGAACGCTAATTCTTCTTGCGTATATCCTTTTTCGTTGCGCTTGTTCGCGAGTTTTACCATAGGCTTTTTTACTTTTGCCATTTTAATCACTTCCTTACCTTTGGCTTTTTGCCTTTGGGTTTCTCTTCCCAAAAAAACGCTTTTTCTTTTCTTTCAAGCCGTTTATAATCAACTACTAAAAACGTAATAAAAGCAACTGTTATGACCACTAAAACGGCTATTAAAATTATTGTTTTAAGCATTTTTGCCACCCCCTTTATCTTCTATTTTTTCTAACGCCGTCGCTAAATCTTGAACCATTGTTTTAATCGCATCAGCGTCGTTAATCAATTCGCGGATAGTTGACGGGCAACCACCTTTACCGCGAGAGTCTAACCATAATTCCGCATGCTCGTCAGCGTCAAAACCGTCGGCGTATTCTCTAACTTCTTTAACAATGTTGTTTGCAGAAACGGTAAAGCTAAAATCTTCACCCGCTGGAGAGAACTGTGCAAAATCTACATACTCGCCATTTTCTTCGTGAACGTGCCAGCCCAATTCTTCCGCAACGTTTATTATTTTCTCGTTCATACGTTCCCCCTTAACTCTTTCAATTTTTTTAGAACGGTTTGAACGGCAAACTTACCATTTCCGTTCAACTGTCTTTGCCAAGCCGAGAACGATGGCGACCAACGAAAACCGTGTGCTTTCAAAAGCGAGCGCGTCGCCTCATCGGGTTTGCTGTCGAATATCAGTTGTATTCGCATTGCTTCGGCATTTTCAACAACTTCAACGCCGTCAACATTTTCGTATTTATCGGCGGCGGGTGTTGCCGCTTCTGCCTTAATCTTCGTGATATCCGCAATACGCTTTTCAATTCTCTTTATTTCGGCGTTTTCGTTCTGCAGTTTCCAAGTCGGGTGGGGTTGATTATTCCAAGCAAAGTCTTCGGCTATTTTTTGGTCAATTCTTTTTGCTTGTTCTTCCGAAAGACCTTCATAACCCACCATTGTTTTATTCTTGCGAAAATAGGCGTTCTGTTTTACCCTTTCGGAGTGCTTTTCTTTTAAGTCCGTCAACTTATCTTGTAATTTTTCAATAACGCAGTCGTCGTCGCTATAAATAACGTTGTTGGTTAATATCGTTCTAATTTTTTTCATATAGTAGCAAGTTTCGGGTGAAAACAATTCGCCGTTTTCTTCGTATAATTTTGAAAGCGCTGCGTTTTGTTTTTCCTTTTTTCTAACGGGGAAATTGCTCGCCCCGGCAATCATTACGCTTGGAACTCTTGCTGTGATTGCATTGTCGCGGTTAATAAAATCGGCTAACTTTCTCGAATACTTGTTTGCGTAATATTGACAAAGTGCAACCGCTTCCGACGTTGCATTTTTAGGGTTGGCTTTTATAAGCCTTTCAACTTCGTTCTTAAACCTTTCCACATAACCGTTATAAGAACTTGTTGCGCTACCGCTTACATAGTCCGAAAAACTATAAGCGTTTTTTGCTGATTTTGCTGTTTCTTCACTAATTGAATATCTTGTGATTTCCATTAAAATTTACCTTCCTTGATTTATTTCTTTTAATAATGCGTAAAAGCGCTCATCGCTTTGTTGCTTTTCTTTCTGATACTCGCAAATGGGTTGTTTTCTTGCTAAAATTTCCAAATTAAGCCCTTTTTTCCAATACTCACACATAAACCCGTTTTCCACACGAAAGACAACGTCAATTTTTATTTTGTTGTTATGCGCGTGCGTGTTTATGAAGTTTTGAGCTTCCGCCGTAATCGGGTATTCCGACAATTTCATAGCGCACCGTCCACACAATACGTTTCGCCGTTCATTTCGGTAAAGCCCGCGTTTTTAACTTCGTAGGGTAATTCTTTAACCGTGTTTTCGCCCGTGCAATTCAAAATGCCGTATCCGTAATACGCCCACTTAATTTTGTCTTGGGGTTGCTTGCCGTCTTTTTTGAGTTTGGTTTGTAGTTTCATTTTTTTATACCTTCCTTTATTTTTTCCCGAACTTATGATTAAAAAATCACGAATTCGTGTGTTTGTAAGGCTATTATATATTGAATTCGTGAGTTTGTCAATCATTTTGACCGAAAAAGTTTACAAATTCGTGAGTTTTTTTTATAATGAATAAAAAACCACAAAAGGAAAGGCGAATTATGGACTTGGAATTATGGAAAAAAGTCAAAAAAGAGAAGAAATTGAAGATTGCCGACATTGCGAGCGCGGCAAATCTTCCAAAGGGAACTGTTCAAAATATTTTTTGCGGATACATACCCCACCCACGAATTGACACCGTTCAAGCAATAGAAAGAGCGCTTGGGCTTAATTCTGCGCAGTCATACGCAAACGACGGCTTAAAAGCTGAAAGCGTGGCAAAGTCTTTAAGCAAAAAAGAAACGCGCCTTTTAGACGCGTTTAACGGGTTAATTCCACCTATGCAAGATTACATACTTGATATGGTCGAAAAATTAGTTGCGCAACCGCAAAACGCAAACAAAAGGGCATAAACACTATGGATATGAATTTATATAGCGATTTTCGCAATGCGCTTTTTAATTTAGAAAGTGGGTGGCCATATTATTATTGGTTTAAGGAAAACGTGAGAAAATTAAACGAACTAAAAGAATTTGCTTATAACAATAAAAAAGAGTTTATAAACGCAGGTATTGACCTTGACGACGTTTATAAACAAATTGATACTTTCGCCGATAAGGCAATGAAAAAAGAAACGATTACCGGGAGTTTTGACGAAGGCTTAATCGCGACAGCGCTCGAATACGCGAAAAGTGGTAAACCTATAATAAACTCAAAGGAAAACAACCTTGCGGGTTCTTATCTGTCAACGCAAGAACAAGAAATTTCTTCGGTTCGTTATTATTACGACGTTCTTGTTGATTTTGTAATGTATTACCTATTACACAAGGAAAACCCCGCGTGTGTTGATAAAATTGCAGAGATTTTTGATGAACTTATCCCTATTTCGATTAAAATGTTTAACGCAACAAATGACGTGCGTTTTAATTCAACCGCCTATGTTATTCAATACTTAAAAATTCTTAAAAAGAATAAAGCCGTTGAAGACGGAGAAAAACTGTTCATTAAATATTCCCTTATGCCTAACACGCCAAAAGAAAAAGAAACACTTGAAAAATTAAGAGAATATTTTTGTATAAAAAAATTAAAATAAATTAAATTTAAGGAGAATTTTATGGAAAAAAACACGACGAGATTTTGGAATTACTGAAAACGTCAAACGAGCTTTTAACGCAAGCAATATCTTTGATGCTTACAGAAGACTACGAACGGAAAAACAGTTTTAAGGTTATTTACCCTAAAATAATTCAGTTTCCTATAAAACAGCAAGAAAATGGCGTTGTCGAATTTACCGAAAAGGAGATAAACACAATGCCTAAACACATAAGAAAATTACTGATAATAGAAAAAAAGCGTTGCCGAATACGACAACACTCAAACAAAAAAGGATATGAAATTCGTTTACGTCGCGACGGATACGACATTTCAGCAAGCGGCGTCACCGTCGAACTTGCAAAGGAAAACTTTATAAAAAAATTAAAAATAGCAAAACCGAACGAGAATATCGGCGAAGTAATTATCCCGAAAACCTTTAACGCGTTTGCTATGTTTTATTTTGAGAACTTTCGCAAAGAACTTGTTGCAGAAAAAACCTTTTATAACGATTTGAGCCGTTATAAGAATTATATTTACCCCGCTTTTAAGGAACGCCCCTTATTAAAGATAACGCCGGCAGACTGCAAAAAATTGATAGATTCAATTAAAAAGAAAGGGTTAGGAAAAACCGCTGACGAAGTTTATTCTTTGCTTAACGTTACATTTAAGTGCGCTATAAATCACTCAATTATAGATAAAAACCCGCTTGATACGATTTTGCACATAAAACACGAAAAGCAATCAGGTGTGGCGCTAACCAAGGAAGAAGATTCTATTTTATACGCCGAACTAATCAACCCAGCGCACCCCGAAAAATACCGAAAAGCCATAGCAATAGCGTTATTTTGCGGTTTGCGTCCTAACGAATACTACAAAATTGTTGACTATAAGCCACCTTTTATAATCGCTGAAAACAGTAAGCGTAAAAACAAAAAAGTAGAATATAAGCGTATTCCCGTTATTGATGCGCTTAAACCGATTTTAATTGACGGCATAGGCAAATTACCAACGGAAAAGTATTTGCGCGATTTCCTAAAAAAGATACTGCCAAATCACACGTTGAAAGACTTGCGTAAAACTTTTAACACTCGCTGCAAAGAGTTCGGCGTTTCCGACCATGCGCGCAAGCACTTTATGGGGCACTCACTTGGAGCGTTAGACGGCACTTATACCGAGTTAACCGACGAATATTTGTTAAAAGAAGCGGAAAAATTAAACAAATGGCTTACCGAGTTCCCCAAAAGTTCCCCAAAAACTTAA